GGTTTCAACAAAGTGAAGCGCCGCGAGAAAAATCGCCCTGTTTCCTGAGAAAAACGCAGTGCGCGAAGAGTTGCGCATAGCGAAAAAGATTTTTGTACTGCACGAATGGTGGCTCACGCAGCCCAGCGGGCACTGAGACTGCTCAGCTCCTCGAAGGAGCCAGCAGCCTCGATCATCGCCCTTGTCTGCCGCGCCTCAGCGTGTGCAGCCTTGATGTTCTCACCGAGTGCGACCATGACCTCGATCACGTCAGAAGCGCTCAAAACGATCACTGTGTTGTCAGCCAAGGTCCACGGCACGCTCCATGTGGCGCCCCTGGCCAGTGCATCCTGCGCCGCCAAGGCAGCCATGCCGAGCCGCTGTTGCGCGCGCTCATCACCATCAAAGGCGTGCTCGTGCCAAGAAAAGTCGCCGAACTCTCTAAGGTCACGCAGCCCCTTGGCCTTTACCCATGCCTCGTCTTTCGCCTTTGGCAAATCAAACATCCAACTCAATGATGGCCAATGCCACTCATGAGCCGGCGAAGGCTGGGGGGAGCGAAGCACCACAGTGGACCCATTGAAGATCAGGTCAGCGCCTTCGCTGTAGCTGGACTCATCGGGAATGTCCCTGACAGCCTGTAGGAACGATTCGACCGAGCTTTGATCACCAAGAGGCAATGAGGCCGCAATGTGCAGGCGCTTTCCAGCAGGGAGCTGTGCAGACGCCTCAGCCAAACCGGACTGCGAATCCACCGAAAAAGTGAGTACTACGGCCATGTGTAGCTTCCAAACCTTTGGTTGAGATGAGTGATCAGGTTCGTCCACTCACTTCTGAGGATCACACCATTGGCATTGAAGATCTCCACCACCACGCGACCATCTGCGCCGTTCAGCCCGGCCCTACCTAGCGCCGAGCCGGTGTTTCCAGCTTGATATCCACCCAAACCACCGGCGCCGCCAGGCCTGCCAGCACCAGTCCCTCCAGCGCCGCCACCTGCCCCGGGTACACCAGCATTTGGCCCATTTCCGCCAGTGCCAGGTTGCGCCACAGCATTGATACCTGAGGCAGTCACCGAGGTGGGCATGCCAGCTGTGCCAGCGCCACCATTAGCTGCCCCCCCGAATCCATGCTGCCCAACGGTGATAGTCAACAGTGTGCCGGCCGCGACGTTAGAGAACGTACCAATGTAAGAACCGCCAGATCCTCCAGGGCCGCCATTGGCACCAAGTTTTGGGGAGCCACTTCTACCGCCTGATTGCCCATTGTTCCCACCGCCACCGCCGCCGCCAGCACCAAAAGCCGAGATACCAACTGTTGAAAAGCCATCCGGAACAACCAGCGAGTAGGTGCCTGGCGTTTCGAAGATATACGTTGCGCCGGCCAGTTTTTCCACGTCAACAGAGCCTGCAGAGATCTTCCCGGCGAAGATGACATCAGCCTCAAGCCGACCAGCGGTGATCACACCCATATCAGCGCTGAGCGCCGACAAGCTTTCGACGTTGATACGGTCAGCATTCAGCCCCCCTTGGACAACCAAGGATGAGTCAACCATCTCCTCGATGCGAATATCCTGACATTGCTGCTCGCCCACGGTGCCACCCAAATTGAGGACGATTCTGGGCGACAGGAATCGAGCGGCAGTTGGAGGAGTCAACTCAAATGAATATCTACTCCACACGTCCCCAGGAGCCAAATGGTCAGTCGAAGCATTGATGATTTGAGCGCGAGTACCTCGCGCCGTATCAGACCAAACACAGCGAATTGATATTTCACCGTCAGCACTATCCTGTGATCTGACCAGCGCAGAAACACGATACCTCTTCGAGCTCGAAATGGGCACCATTGGCCAACCGTCGGCAGACGCACCGCCAGCGCCTCCAGCCAGCACATGATTGCCCACTTCGCCATCTGTGACTGTTTTGAATGTGGGAAGCCCGCCACCCAAACCAGACCAGTTCCAAACACTGCTGTCCTGAACGTTCGGATCAAGCCAAATAGAGCCACCCACGCCGCCTTGGATCACCAAAGACCTGGCGGCCAGCGTGCCATCCAAAACCATGTTGCCGTGGATATACGCCTGCACCGGCAGCCAGGCGCCATTCGACCTGAACCGTGCCTCGCTGAAGCCCGCATCGCTGTTGTAGAGCGTGACGAAGTCCAAGTTGACTGGGGCGCCGTAGCCCTGGTCAACCAACGCCTGGTTGGCCGCGCTGTCGCTCCAACTGGTGCCAGTGGTGACTGCGGCCAACGTGACGGTCCCCCTCAGCCCTGGATCGCCATCCTGCCCTTTGGGCCCGGTCTTCAGCTTCGAGACCGTGATGCGTTTGGTGATGGACGCGTGCTGCGGCCGCGTGGCCGTGACATCGACATAGGCCACGTCGACGCTGTCGGACATGCCCTGCACCACCACCTGATTCGCATTCAGCACGAGCGTGACGCCTGCGGTGTGGGTCTGCGTGAAAGTCCAATTGTCAGTGTCAATGTCCACACCACTGAACACGACCAAGCTGCTTTGGGCGCCGGCATAACTCGTAACCGCGCCATTCCCATCGGCAGGAAGCGCGATGGTGTCCAAGGTCAGGGAGGCGGAAATGGCTGAGGCGCCGTCTTTGCCAGGGTCACCCTTCACGCTGGTGCCAGGATCACCCTTCAGACCGTCACGCAGTTTAAGAATGGTGAGCTGATCGGAATATGTGCGGCCGCGCTCGGTGAGCAACACCGACACGGTGCCCGAATCGACGGTCATGTCGGCTGCAGCCAGCGATCGAGCTGCGCCCGATCCAACCAAGGTCATGCCCGCGCTCGCCTGCCAGGCCACCTCGCCGACAATTGCGCCTTGATCCAGCGTCAGGTCGATGTGGCCAGGCTGGGTGGAGCCATCTGCGGCCACACGAAATACCAGCGAAGTGGCCGACAGGCGCAGCGCTCTGATGCCGGATGGGCCGCCCTGGAGTGTGATGAAGCGCAGCACACTTGGGGAAGCTGCCCCGAGGGCATTGGTGGAGCTGACGGTGACCTCGTAGACGCCAGGCACCAGGCCAGGAATGTCCACCGTCTGCTCAGTAGTCTCGGGCAAACGCTGCCACCAACCGGAATCCTGGCGCCAGCTCACCTGGTGGCGCAAGCCCTGAGCGCTGGGCACCCATGAGACCGTGAGGCGCGACAGGTTCACACCGCCAGCGTCATAGACCGTCTCGATGACGGCCACGTCGGTGGGCGGCAGAACCGTGACCTGCAGGCGGGACACCACAGGCTCGTCCAAGGTGAGCCCCAGCTCGATTGCGTCGAACTTGCTGGGGTTGTGAGCCACACCAGAGATTTCAAACTCACCGGTGCCTTTGACGGGCTCCACCTGGAAGCAGCGCCACAGCGTGGCCGAAATGCCTGTGCTCTCAAGCAGCCACACAGTGCCCTGGGTGGGCGCTTGCGAAAAAGATGGACTGACCTCGAGCACCGTGCGGCCGGGCCCAGCGCTGGTGATCACAGTGCGCTTTTCCGTCACGAAATTGGCGATGTCGCCGGCGTCGGGCTGCAGCACCGTGATGGTGTAGGTCTCACCTACAGCCAGTGTCACTGGGGCGTCGAGCTCGATCTCGCTGGTGGTCGCGGCCTTGATGCGGCCGCCGAGGCGCTCACCCGCTGTATTGGGGTCAGCGATCTTGAATAGCTTGCCAGGGGCTGCAACCAAACCATCACTGCCGACACGGAAGGTGACGGTCTCGTCCTCGAGCTGCTCGCTGTGTCGCGCCCAACGGCACACACGAGCGGCCTGGCCACGGCTGGCCACACCGATCGGCGTGATCTCGATCTCGCGCATGCCATAGCGCTGCAGCAAGTCCGTGGGGGCATAGGTCTCAGGGATGCGCTTGCCCAGTTGAGACCAATCGTTCCAGTAGCAAATGAACACCGAGTGCATACCGCGCTCGCTGGTGTCGGAGTAGCTGAAATTGCCGTCCACCACGTTGGATGGCGTGTACAGCATCGCGGCGTCTTGTGGGGCGTCCTGAGACACCTCGACGGCTGCGCCGCCCCAGAACACCATGCCACGGAACACTGCAGCCAGATCACGCAGGACAGTCAAGGCCTCTTCGCGTGACGAGAGCACGGCGTGGCATTGAAAACGTGGCTCCATGCCACCCTTACCATCAGGCACCAACTCATCGCAATAGCGGGCAATGCGGTACAGCGCCCACTTGTTGGTCAGCGATGGATCCACGAACCTGCCCAGGCCGTACCGGGTGCTGGTCAACAGGTCATAGAACACCCATGCGGGGTTGGCTGACCATGCCACCTTGAACTGGCCGCTCCAAGTGCCGGTGTAGGACAGGTCATGCGGGTTGTAGTTGTCTGGTAACAACAAGCGCTTGCCCAGCCAGTCATAGGCGCGCACGGGCACATTGGAGAACTGCTGAGCATTGACGCGGGTGCGAACCACAGCAGAGTTCGGGTAACGCAACCTGACCGACTGTATGGCCGTGTAGCTGGCCCAGTTGAAGCGATTGGCTTCGTTCGATGTGGTGGGATCAGCCGAAACGCGTCGGACCCGGACATCCCAAGGCGCATCACCAAACAGCTCCACCACCACCGACCTGGTGTACTGGCTCATCGTTTTGCCATCGATGACCGCGCGATATCGCTCGACGAAGCCGCCACTGGCCGCCTGCAGGTCGATCGCCCATTCGAAGCTGCTGCCATTCAGATCGCCATTGTCTGGGTTCTGCTTAGAGAGTTGGGGCACGCTGATGGTCACCCGGACCCGGTCCACCTCAGGGTCCGTGATCGTGCGAACCACTGGAGTGGCGTGGTCCACCTGCACGCCAACAACGCTTTCAGTCTGGACGCCATTGATGCCAGGCAGTGCGGCCTGCCCCTGTGTACCCACCGTCCATGACACGTCGACGTTGGTGAAGTTGAAGGAGCCGTCTGTGTTCTTGACGGGGACACCGTCCAAATAGATCGACTCCAGACCGTTGGCCAGGCCTTGACATTCGCCCTCTGAAATCAGGTCGACCACCTCAGCGATCTGTGTGGAACGAAGGGTGTCTCTGGACTCGACGGGCGATCGGCCACCGCCCTTGCCCTTGTGCCCTTCAATCTGGTTGCGATCAGCCTCGATAGACATACTTGGGCATCCATGTGGTGGGCAAGATCGAAGTGTTGTTGTCCACCGGCGTGGTGGATGCATTCACATACTCCTCCGACGACATGCCCTGGGAGATCACCATCGAGCCAACGATCATTCGCCCATAGACCACCGGCACGGCGGAACCTTGGGTTGACGTGTTCGAAGGCCCATTGAAGTGGTAGCTGGGCTCGTTCTGGGCGTTCGAACCGCTGCCACCCTTCTGGCTGGGCGTGAGGGCCTTGACCACGCCGCCCAAGATCAAGCCCAGGCCAATCTGCGTGCCGTAGTTGCCGATGAAGATCGCGGCGCTGGTACCAAAAGACGTTCCGGCACCAAACAGAGCGCCAGCCGCGTAGGGCGCAAAGGCCAAAATGGCCGCGCCCAGAAGGATCTGAAACAGCCCGCCGCGCTTGGAGCCAGCCACCACGGGCACGATGCACACCGCCTCACCCTGGCCGAGCGGCGCATCCAGTCGCTCAGCGATCACCTCGCCGTCGCGGCCGCGCTGGCCAGCGAACACGTTGTAGCCCGATTCATGGGCCAACAACGCAGCTTCAAAGCCAGGCAGCACAGCCGCCAAGGCTTGAGCAGCCTCACGGCAGGAGCCCACTGAGAGGCGATGAACGCGCCCAAACTGCTTGGCCAGGTGGCCATACAGGCGTACCTCGCGCAACTGGTGAGACT